CTTCGTTTTAGTTTACTCAATTAAGGGGCATCTCCAATGTGTAATTATATTAGTAATTATACCATTTTAATGCAATAAAAAAGAGGGTAGAAATTAATCTACCCTCTAATTTTATTAAGAAATTATCTCTTTGCGAGAATCAATTTCTGTAGTGCTGCAATTTGCTTGTTGATCGTTGCAATAAGTGCAACAATTGATTGCAAAATTTGAGCATTAGATACTGAGCCTGAAGAGTCAACAACGGAGTAAGAAACTACCTTTGCTGAATCAGTTGCTACGTATGCTGGTAGATCTACAATTAAATTATATGATCCAGCAGTATTACCTACTGTAAATTTAATTAATCTTGATCCATCGGCATCAAATGCATCTGCAGAAGTTGCAGCAGAAACTGCTGTTAACTGTCCACCTGAAATTGCTACACCAGCGCCTAGAGTTGCTGCACCGTAAACCTTAGCACCATTAATATCTGTTGCTGAGATTGTAAGTGTTGCAATTTCTCCAGCCTTGTACTCTTTTTTATCAAGAGTTGCTGTGTACTTATTTACACCGCTAGCACATGCTGCAATAAAGTCATTTGAATAAATAACTGTTGCATCTGTGTGGGTATATGAAAGACGTACTGTTGCTGAACCTGATGTTGAAGCACATGTCCAACCACCTGTTTGTACGGCAGTAGCAGATGATGCTCCACCTACAGAAACAGATGTTACTTGAGATGTGTACTTGGTTGTATCAGCGCTTGGAGTAATACTCGCCAACTGATTGCCAGCAGAATCCTTGACTACAAAGTCATAGGTTCCTGTACGTGCTCCGTTAGATTGTGCAATGTCTGCTCCTGTTACTAGGGTAGATGCTGCACGACCTGTAAATGTAATGGTCTTTGTTGCAAGAACTGTACCATTAAATGTAATTGTAACTGTTGTAGTTACTGGTTTGTTTTCATTTGCAGTTCCTTGAACTACATATAAAACTCCAGCAGTACCAGTTTTGGCTGCTGCGTTAACTTGTGTGCTTGGAGCAGCATCCCATGCTACTACCGCACCACCAGTTGCGCTTGCTTGAATTACACCACTAGTTGATAGTTGTGCTGCATAAGCATCCATTGCACGAACATTAATATATCCTGTGCCAGTGTTTGTAACACTAGTTGCTGTAGCAACATCTACGCTAGATGTTAGAGTTCCTGCTGTTGATGTATCTTGTACACGAACATAAGAATCTGCTACAGACAAAACATTTGTCTTTGCAGTTGTTCCTGCGTAAATTGTTTTAATATCAATTGTAGAAGTGGTTGATCCAACCTTCTTCTTTTGAGTTACAGTTACAGTGCCTGCACCATTAACAGTTAACTTAACATTTGTAGGTAAGTTTACTGCTGCGGTTGTAGTTGCTGTAAATGTAAATAACTTACCTAGACTGGTAAGTGTAACCCCTGTAGGGTTTGATCCTGCTGCTGTGTAGTCAGTAAATGATGCAGGACCAGCAACTTCTAACGTTACGTTATCGTCTGCTGTTGCAGCCAAAGTATCACTAGTGGTTAATACGACTACCGCATTAACTCCAGCCTCTGCTTTGGTTGTGTCTGCTAATACTGTTACACCACGAGCACCTGCAGCCAACGAATCGGATAATACATATCCGTTAGTTACCGCTGCTTGAGCCTGTGGAATTGCAACAAAAAATGTGCTTGTCACGGCTGCAGCCATAACTAAAGCGATTTTTTTAAATGAATTCATTATTCTCCTTGTTAGTTTATATTATATTTAATCTGTCAAGAAAATCTCTAACATCGTTAGGCATTTCCTTGTTGTCTAATTCTACCATAGCCCTCTGCTTCTCTGCAAGTCGTGTAGAGGTAGACCAAGTGTGAATCTCAATCTCATGGTTAGAATCTTTAGGTGTATGTGATATTGCTCCAAACACAGCGCCACATACAGCATCTGCTAGGTCCTTAGATTTTTTACGTGGATGGTCAACTCTAGTATTTTTCATAATTTTGAGTTCTGACATTTCTTCCAGTAATAAAGGAATCCTTGGTATTGCAACTCTCTCTTCATATATCATCATTGCTAAGTCTTCGTAGTGTTTTTTAGCAACAGAGACGGTGTCGGTCTTTATGCCTACCGCTTTTAATTCCTGCTGAATATCAAATGACTGCCAACGGTCAAATGAAACAACTCCAATGTTAAAACCTTGTCTGCGTAAATTAATAATCCATTGTTTTACTTCTGATAAATTAACTGGACCTTCTGCTTTTGGTTCCCACCAAGCAACTGCATCAACAATAACCATTGGTGCTACTTGCTGATAATCTTTAATAACCTGAATGTTTACCCACTTGTCTACGTGAGCAATTGCTACAGCGCACTTATCGTGTTTCTGTGCAAGGTCAGCATGGATATAATATATTTTTTCTGGGTCAGGCTTAAATGATTCATCAAATCTTCTAAAGTTATCAACTGGGTTTCTTAATGTCATACATTTTTCTAACTTATCCTTTTGTTTAAAAAATGCATCTGATGCAAATGTTGGTGTGCATGCAAAGCGCATCATGGCATCGCCAAGGTCTGTGTAAAATGCTAATTTAAAATCATCTATTTTCCTAGTAGGGTTTACATCCCATGTTGTTTTTTTAAGTGCTAAAACTTTTGGAACTTTATAAGAAAGTATTGTATCTTCTTCCCATGAAATTTCAAATTGATTGCTTGGATCATTATGTGGCAAATCTTCGTTCATAATAAAAAGGTGTTTCTTTTCAATAGTTTCTTTTTCTGCAATAACATCTTCATATCTTTTAGAAATAAAGTCACCTTGATAGCGGGGGAATGAAAGTAATACTACCTTACCTAAATCTGGAAAACGAGAGTCTACGGATCCACGAAATGCTTTATAAATATTTTCTGCAGTCTTTCCTTGTTCATTTCCAGTTCCAACTTCAGATGCAAAACCAGAAATTTCATCAAGGACTGCAAGTAATAAGTTTAAACCTTCATGCGATTCTCTTTCTGAGTGTCCAGAGTAAACAGTAATTGATTTATCAAACTCAACACTATCAGCCTTTGCATTATACTTTCCTGCAAACCATGGTGATTTTTCTATCTTAGTTTTAAATCCTTTAAAGAATACGTTCTTTGCTTGTTGTGCGTTAATTGCTACGTTTATGATATCAATTGCATCCCCGCTTGGCTTTCCATAATATCTAGCAGGATCTTTAAGGCATAATAGTTTATAAACTATATATGCACAGGCTACTGTTGATACAAAGTCTTTTCCAGACCCCTTGCCAAGTTGCAAAATAATTTCATTTTTAGTATATTTATCAAAATATTGAGCGCCAGCAGCAGATCCAAATATTTCTTGTAATTCCTCTTTACGATAAATCTGACTCATTGCTTCTACAATTTCATATTGAATTAAAGATAATGGTGGCTGACCAAGATAATCAGCAGACTCAACAAATGTTTTTGCGTCTACTGGAATTTCATCAAATTGATTTTCTTTTAAAACTTCTAAAAAATCATTGAACATCTTGGACAATTGTGATTACCTCTCCATCTTTGGCAATCTGAGAAAGACGTCTCATAATTAAATCACGAACCTCTGGATGTGTTGAGGCAATGTCTCTTAATATTTCAACAAGAACTTCTTGTCGTCTTTCAATTTCAACCATTTCTTCTGCAAGTTCTTTGTTTTCTAAAAGTCCTGCTTTTTGTAACATTTCAATTCTAGATTTTTCAATATCCATAACTAACTTTATTGCTTGAGTCTTTGCACTAAGATTATTAGTCATACTTGATTCATCAATTACTTCATAGGCTTTTGTAATAAGTTTTGTATAGTGTGTGTCAGCACCAGCAAGAGCCTCTTTGGCACGAGCACGAATTGCATCGTTGGCAGAAGCCATAACTTTCCACTCGTTAATTAATGAAACAACACGAGTACGTGGAATGTCTAACTCTTTAGAAATTTTTGTTGGATCTTGACCCTTAAGGTATTCTGTAACTACCTTATTAACTTCATCAAGATGCTCAATTAATTCTGTTTCAGTTGACATTTTTTTCCTTTGCTATTTTTAATAAAACTAAATATCCTATTAAGTCATCAATATCATTGTCTCCAGGATAGTCTGTGCCTTTCATGAGGCGACTTAGTTTGTCATCAATTCTAACTTTAAGTTGTTCTGCTGGATCTGACTTACTAAAAATTCTTACAGGATCAAGAGCAGAATCACCATAGGCTATATTTTTTTCAATAAGCATTTGTGCTATAGAGTGACATGTTTTCCAAATTAAATTTCCAGATGGCGCTCCGATTGAGTGAAGATAAAGATCATCACATTTAAAATTTTTAACATCTTCGTATACTGGCTCTAACTTCATCTTTTTGATTTCCTTAATCCAAATTTTGCAAGGTATACATAAATAGTTTCAACACTGGTCCCGCATTCCTTAGCAATATCCTGTGGAGACTTTTTGTCCATAACAAACCTTTTACGGAGCCAAGCCTCGCTTGTATACAGTTTAGCAGCCATGGTATTATTTGTCAACTTCTGCTTCAGAAATGTCATAGTTAAACCTATTAGAATCTTCTAAGGTCCATTTATCTTGATTTTCTACATCCCACTTATAATCATTAATTATTCTATCAATAACATAGTCCTTTTTTAAAGTAAAAGAAGGTTCATAAATACGAACTCTATTGTTTGGCTGTATAGCAAAGTTACCGTCATCTCTTTGTATAACATGGCCACATTTATGTTCCGCTGGATTTTCTGAATAACCATCATCTAAAACATTAGAATCTGGATTGTGCCAGTCAAGCGTGAACAAATATGTTCCTTTGTTTATAGTTTTTGTTCTGTCAATATATGACATTCTAAGATTTGTAAGGTTTTCAAATTTAGTCACAGATATGTGATGGCTAAAGGCATTCCATAAAACTAAATTATGTAAGTCTACTTCAGGAACTCCAGGCTTTGTACAAAATGCACTGATTGGCAATCTCCACCATAGCCCACCATCTTCCATCATTATGTGAAATAAAGGACTTCTACTTTTTATACTAGCAACACCAAATATAACACATGGGAAATATTTGTCATGACTATCTAACTGATTTCTTAAATAGTTTCCACGAACATAGCATTCTATGGGTGGTATGTTTGCATTTAACTCTGGCATTATTCTTCCACTCTCATTGCTTTATTCCAGTTATTAATAGCCCAATGGCCGATACCACAAGCATCAGCAACGTCATTATCGTCAAGAATTTTATCGTAGTTGATTTCAATTAATTTTATAGTCCTTTCTTTCCTAATCTGTCTTTCATAAGATTTATACCAAGAATCTGACTTTCCTGGGTTTTTTGCTCTAATATTTATTTGTTCTTCTTTTGTTAATCTTTTATTTCCTAAATAGTTTTGCCAAGTAATTGGTGCCACTGTTCCTATTTGTTTTGTTCCAGTGAGACCTGCTGCCCCTAAAAGCGCTCCTTGAACAAGTGCAAGATCAGCAGCAGTTTTTGGGCTATTCATAAAAACTGTGTGCTCTATTACAATTGCTTCAAAGCCACCAGAGTATTCAAAGAATGCTTTTGTTTTTGCACACGCATCCATTACTTTTTGATAGTTTGTATTTCCTTCAAATTTTATTTTTCCAACTGTGGTAAGTCTTTTATTGTTAAATAATGCAAAGGCAAGACTTGTAGTGCTTGCATCAATAGCACAAATTGTTTTAGGTTTACCATTGCTGTTCATAATCAATAAACCCCTTTATTTGTTTTAACATTTTATCTACTTCTTTTTTATTTACATTACAATTAGAACAAAACCCAGAATCATTATATATTGAAAGTTGTTCTCCACAACCACCAATACAAAGTCTTTTCTTTCCTATTCTTCTTTGTCTACGGGTTATTTGATACCTTTCGGCTATCTTTATTTTAGTGGACTCTTCTCTACAAACATCTCCACAATAAATTTGATAACTTACTTTTGGTTTAAACGGGGTCTCGCATCTTTCACATAGTTTCACATTAAAGGATCCTCTTCATCTTTTAATAATACCAAAGGTTTGATCTTGATTGTTCCCGTACCTGCTTCAGCGCAGGCTTTTTGAATTGGACATACTTTGCAAATTTTTGAATTTGAACGATAAGGTACTTGTGGCAATTCTTTATCTTGCCAATTTTTATAAACCATTCTCATCCACTCAAAGGCTTGCTCTACCCAATTGCGATAATGTTCGCTTACAACTACTGGTAAAGTAAGTAATTCATGATTGTTTTTATTTTCATAAATCATTACACCCTTACGAATTTTCCAAACCTTCATATACATTAACAATTGCATTAAGTGAGCCATTTTAGGTTTTCTACTTATTTTCTTATATTCAAAATCATCGTTTCTTATTGTTTTAATTTCACCAACAAGTCTTTCACCTTTATAGTCAATCATGACATCGCCATAACCATCAAAAGGTGGGTCATCAATCTTAACTCTAAACTCCATTGCTGGGTGAGTTTGTTGATTATACTTTCTTGGTATTGGATCAAACTCTAAGTCTTCTGCAAGTAAGCCAGAAGCCTCTATTGCTTCTTGAATTCTTCCGTGTCCAAGACTTCCCTGTGTTCTATTTGCTACACCAATTGCGTCTGAGTTATCATAAAATATTTGACCATCAAATGCTAGATACCAATACCTTGGACATTCTCCTGAGCCATAGGTTAGGTTGGATGCAGAGAAGTTAGTTTTCTTAGTAAACTTTGGTTTTGTTTTAGTAAGGTAGCCAGCATTTATAGCAGTTGCCAAACCTTCAACAAGATTTTCATCTTCTTCGCTATTTCTTTTTTTCTTTTTGGTATTTTTAACCATAATTTGTTCTAATAAATTTTTAGCCATTTTTATCCTTTGTTTATATTAATTATAGCAGGTTAGCGCATTATGTATTTAAGCGCTGATACCAAATCGTTTATTGCTTGTGCTGCTGTAAAGTATATGTTTTTCTTTGCCCTGTCGGATTTGTCAACATTAGCCATCCAGGTGGCCTTAAAAGACATCTTTGCTGCAATAGCCTGTAATCTTACAATTTCAAGACTAGCAGCCTGAAGTGGAATATCTGGTTTTATAATAATTTTTGCAATCATAGTTAAGGCAACGGTTAACTCTTCATCTTGCATATAGTCTGCAATCTCTGTCAAACCATTTACCATATCAAGTGTTGTTTTTTGTGGTCCTGTTTCAGACATTATATTCCTCCTCTGTTAATTGTTCTAGCATATTCATTTCAATTATAGCAAGTCTTACTTTTGTATTACCTTCTCCAAGAATTACAACAATGGCTGGAGACTTATCTCTACCCGCTTGAATAGAGTCAGTAACAGCCTTAGCCCACACATCTTTATTTAATGTAAAAGATTTGCTGACTTCTTTAAAATCAACAACAAAATTACGCCACGTTGCATCACCCTTCTGTGTATTTCTACCAGAATTTTTATGCTGCTTAGCACCTATTCTTTTACTTTCGTTCTTTTCGCTCATAATCTTTCTTTGTTGGAGGTAATAGGCTAACTTTTGAAATATGTTTTTGCGTACACATCCATGTTGCATCTCCAGTTTCTCTCCAATATCTTAAAGATGTAACAACTTCTTCACAAGTTTTACATGGCCACTTGCCAGGATATACAGTAAACTTTTGCTCAAGCATTAATTATTTTTGCCTTAATTTGTTCTTGTAAAACTAGGTCTTCTTTAACACGTTCTATAAAACCATCACGACCTTGTACCTTTGTTCCATCATCTAATTGATACCATGCACCAGTTCTATTAACTAGCCCCATTGACTCTGCAGTATCAACTAAATCTCCTATTGCATCAATACCAATATTGTCACCTCTAAAATAAAAATCATACTCACCAGATTGGAACCCTGGAGAGGTTTTAGAGAACTGTAGTTCCCAACGAATCTTTCTACCAATTTTTTCTTCAATTAGTTTATCCCCAATCTTAATCTTACCCTTAAGTGCTTGATTTTCTGACTCAGAAGAAAACAACTTAATTACACAAGATGAATAAAACTTAGTAGCCTGTCCACCAGAAGGTTGTTGGCTTGTGTACATTGCATTAATATTATTTCTTGATTGTGAAATAAGAACAAGCA